CACAGCAGGGAATCGGCTGGCCCCGGCCGGTCTCTCACCACCGACCGGGGCCGTGTTGTTGGTGCAGTGCCAGACTGGCAGGAACCTCTTTACAACGTCAAGAGGTTCGGGAAGGATGTTGCCGTGCCCAAGAGCCCTGAAGCAGAGGGGAGCCCGCGCTTGATGACCACCAGCGAGATCGCGGCGGAGCACGGGGTCAGCAGGCAGACGGTGCACGCGCATCGGAAGCGCGGCGTCTTCCCGCAGCCTGTCGAGGGCGAGGGCAGCACTCGACCCCGGTTCCGCGCTGATGAAGTGGCTGCGTTCTTCGCGGCGAACCCGCCGACGCCGGGCAAGCGTACGGACCTCTCGCGAGACGAAGGAGTTGCAGTGGAAGCGAGCAGGCTTGCGGTCCCCCCGGGGCGGGTCTTGGAGGAGGCCCAACAGTTCGTCGAGTGGCTGCGAGTCCAGCTCGATGAGGACGAGCGGATCGCGCGGGCGGCAGATGCAGAGCTGAGTGCCGTGTTCATGCGGGTCGACAGCTTCGACCCCGAGATGGCGGCGGACGAGCGGCACATCATGCTGCACCGTCCGGCGCGGGTACTGCGCGAGATCGACGCCAAGCGGCAGATCCTCGACCTGTACGCGAACCCGGTCGCTGATCGGGGGGCGCTGCGCGCCCGGATGCGCGAGGTGCTCGGCTCCGACCCCGATGCGTTCGGTCGGCTGCACCGTCAGGAGGGCGAGCTGATCGAGGTGGCAGAGCGATTTGCGCCGGTCGCACGCCTCCTCGCCCTGCCGTACGCGGACCGGCCCGGCTACCGCGAGGAATGGCGGCCGTGAGCGGCCCGGCTGTCAGTACCGACGGGCAGGATGGAGCCATGGAGAAAGTCCACAAGATCACCACCCTCGACGACACGTGGCAGCCCGGAGACGTCGTCCTCGACGACGACGGCCAGCTGTGGGTCCGCTCCGACAATCCGCAGTGGGTGTGGGACCACCCGCTGGAGGGCGCCACGCGTAACACGTACGGCGGCCCGGAAGTCCCGGAAGGCGGGTACGAGGAGGCGGACGCCAAGCGCCCGCTGGTGCTCCTCGTCCGCGGCGGCCGCGCTGTCGGCGGGCGGGCCATCGAGGAGTGAGATGCACCCTGCTGCCCCCGTCTCGCGGGTCGAGGCGGGGGCTTCCCCATGCCCGCCGTACGATCCCCCGGTGGCACATACCTTCGACGACCTCATTGAGAAGCAGCAGGCGGCCGACCAGGCGCACGACCACGTCGAGCAGCTGCTCGACGACTACGGCTCGCCCACCCGGGAGGGCGGCTGGAGCGACGAACAGACCGAGGCGTACGAGACGGCCTGGCGGGCATGGCGGGACCTCGCCGCCGAGGTCCAGGCCGCCGTCACCGAGTACGCGCAGGGGCAGGGCAAGGCGCGGAACGCAGTCGAGGCCGACGTGAAGAAGGCGGTCCGGCACCCGGAGGCGGCGGCCGCTTAGCGGGTGCGCGTCGAGATCCGGTACTCGCCAACGGCGCCGGCCTCCGTGACGCGCGGGCGCGGCAGTAGCTCGGACGGCACCTCGTTGCGGTGCCGGCGCATGATCTGCCGCAGTGCACGGCCGCGGTCCGGGTACGAGCGGTGAGCCATGACGCCCAGCATGGCAGAGCCTCACGCCTCGTCTGGCCAGGTCGTCAACGTGCTGCCGGTCTCTTCGTCGGTGAGGGTGACGCGGGCGCCGGGCTGGCCGTGCTGTCGGGCGATGCTCGTGACCTTGCGGCGCGCGGTCGCCTCCTCGGCCCACCAGCCATGGAGGGCTGGCCGGTCTGCCAGGGTGAGGATGACGTGGTAACGGCCGGGCCCGATGTTGCTGGTCACGTCACCATCATAGAATCGAACGCGTGAACGATCCGGCTCCTTCTCGTCTCGCGGCGCTCCGCTTCCTGGAGCGGGTGCAGGTGCGCGACCTGGAGCGGACCCGCCGCTGGATCGCCGACGAGGAACGACGGGAGGCGGAGCAGCAGCGGGGACGCGCGGCCCGGCCGCCCGTACCGGACTGGCTGATCGAGCAGGGCCTCAACCCCACCGCTCCGCCGGTCTACGTGCACCGCGGCGGCTGCCACATGGCCGGGAAGCGGTCGAAGGGCGTCGCCCAGGACCAGGCACTGCGGGCGCTCGCCGACGGCATCGCCGCCTGCTCGCACTGTCGGCCCGAGATCGGGCTCGGGTACCTCGAAGGGTGATCCCGTCGTGCGCCCGTCCGCGCCCGCGCGCACCCTGGACGCATGGCTTCCGACCGTCCCGTGATCGTGTACCCGCCCGACGAGCAGGGCGGCCGGCGGGTGCGCGCGGACGGGGTGATCCTGGGGCTGGCGTACTCGGTGCAGGACATCGCCCGGCTCATGCAGGAGGCCGGGCTTCAGCACTGGGATGAGATGGACGTGGTCCGATCCGCGCTGATCGAGTGGCGCGGCGGCGGCCCGGACGTATGGCAGCGCTGAGCGCTCAGCCCGCTCCCGCTACGGCTCCTCGCCGGCGGGCAACTCCTTCAGGTCACCCAACCAGTCGTGAGACCAGCGCACGCCGTCGTTGTCGGTGAAGTACACCGTCGGCCGGTTGTTGTGCACGGTGGACTCCTGCCAGCTCGGGGAGCGGAACTCGACCGCCTTGCCAGCTCCCACAAGCGCAGGGCTGGAGAGACGTAGCCCCAAGGCGTGGCTACCCAGGGCCACGTACACCTCGTGCGCGACATAGTCGGTGCCGAACCGGACCTGCACCTCCCGTATCGTCGCGTCGCTGTCGTTGCGGACCTCAACGGCCCACTGCGCAATGCCTCCCGTGCTCGTGGGAATCTGACGGGACTCCATCTTCACCTTCCGGGCTTGTGCCCAACGCCGTTCCTCAGCCGCAGCGTGCAGCTCGGCCCGTTCTAGCTCCAGATTCTGCCGCTGCTCATCCATGAAGCTGGACTGCTCGCGAATGAAGTCCCGCTGCTCGCCGATCTGCTCTCGCTGGCTCTTGATCGTCTGGTAGGCGAACCAGCCCGCTGCGAGCGCGCCGGCGCCGCCGACCCAGGTGGGCACGTCGCCCCAGTCCACCATGCCCCCACCCCGCCCTGTCGATCTCGACGTCTTGCGGCGGGATGTTACGACCGCGCGCACAGTGCCTGCCATCGCTTTGGATATCTGGGGGGCTGCGATCGCGGCCGAATGTGAGTCAAGCCATGCTCGTTGTGGTCCTCGGGCCCACAACTCCTGAGGGTTGCGCGGCAGCATCGACGTATGACGACAGCCAGTGACGCTCTGGTCTCCATCTGCTCCTCAGTGCGAGGCGGCCAACAGTTCCCGGAGTGGATGGTCACCACGCCCAAGGGCTACCTCGTCGGCCTGATCGGCAGTGCCGCGTACGGCGGCGAGCCCGTGCTGTTCACCGCGGTCCGCCGCCACGCCATCATCGCCCTGGAGGAGGCCGGCCTGATCGAGCTCGGCGACGACGAGGAGCAGGTGCCGGAGTACGAGGGACACCGGCCAGGCCTGCGCTGGGGCCCCGGACGGACAGGCCGACGGATCACGCTCACCGAGTCGGGACGGCAGGCGGCGAAACCTCACCTGCCCATGACCGAGGAGAAGCGGGCTGAGATGCGCGCCTGCCTGGACGAGTTCAGCAGACGGAGCGCCCTCGCCGGGGCCGCGGCGAGAGAGCGGAAGGAGGGGCGGGGCAGACGGCCTCAGCGACCGTCCGCCCCGACCGATCAGTAGAGGCCTCGTCGGTGCGCCTCCCGACGGATCCAGGCCGCCTTGGCCGCAGCGCGCTGGGCAACGGCGTGCTGCTCGTCGGTGAGGTGGTCCGGCAGCGGCCGCGGACTGCCTTCGGGCTCCAGCAACAGGTCGGCCTTCAAGGGCAGCGGGAGCACGTTCGCTGCCGCGTAGCAGTCGTCCCAGGAGAGGCTGTGACCGCTCGGAGGGCAGACGCGGTCGGCGTACGCCGTGGCCAGCAAGTGGTGGGCGGGCTCTCCGCCGAGGTCGGTCTCGTGCGGTTCGGGCAGGTGGCGGCTGATGAACTTGGCCGCGTTGACGCGGTTGTTGCGGTCCACGGGTCCTCCACGTTTGTGGGCAGTCGTGCCTCGACTGCTGTAGGCCCCGCGCCTGTCGACGAGTGTAAGGCCCGGCACTGACACCGGGCCTGAGCACTCCTGTCCGCGTCAAGCCGTCATGCCCACCCAGGCGATGACGGCCAGGCAGGCCAGCATCAGGCACCAGCCGGTGAGCCGGAGCGCGAGCCTCCGACGATCCCGGGCAGCCTCCCGCTGTAGCTGCCGCTCCAGTTCCCGGCGGTAGTCCTCTGGCTTCATGCTGCGGTCACCCCGCTCTCCGTCCAGATCGCCCCGCAGCCCGTGCAGTGCGCCACCGGCACCCGGCCCTCCCCGCCGTGAACGTCGATCAGGCCACCGCAGTCGTGCGGCGCGTCGAGAGTGCGGCGCTGCGCGGCGATGTCCAGGGCGCGCTCCAGCCGACCGGCGGCGCCGGCCGCGACATTGCCGATCCGCTGCTCTTCGACGTCGGTGATTGGGCGGCACGGTCCGGCCGCGCGCTCGATCCGGGCCAGGAGCCACAGCGCGGCGTGCGGGGCGGTGCGCCGGCCGGTGTACCGCCAGCGGCGGGGGTCGACACGGTCGGCGTGCGCCAACTGCTCTCGGCGGCGGCGGTCGGCGGCGGCGATGTCGGCCTCTCGCTGGGTGATGTACGGCGCGACGGCGGTACGGCGCGCGGCCGGCGGCGCGATCGGTTCGCGCTGCGCAGCGTGGGCGATGTCGTCGGCGCAGGCGATGAGGGCGACCTCGACGACGCGCATCGTGTCCAGGATGTGCAGGCGGACCGGGACCGGGCGGTCGCCGAGCTGGATCGGGTCGCGCTCCAGGCTGCGGAGGTGGGCGGCCTGGTGGCGTTCGTACTCCAGCTGCTCGGCGTCGGCCTGGTCGAGGCGGGCGAGGTAGCCGCGGAGACCGAGCCCGAAGGCGCCGTACTGGGTGGGCTGGCCGGCGGCTTCGTGGAGGTCGGTCCAGTGGAGGGCGATGGTGCGGAGGTGGGTGGCGGTGGTGGTCATCGTGCGCTCCGTGGGGCTGGTGGGCGGTACGGTGGGGCCACCGGATGGGGCGTGCCTGGCCTGGCAGGGTTGTGGGCGCGCCCCTTCGTCGTGGGAAGGTCAGCGGAACTCGATCTCCGAGTCGGCCCACTTCACGCAGTAGGCGTAGCGGCCGACGATGACGGCGAGGCCAATCGTGGCGCGGCTGAACTGGTTCTCGTACCGGTTCCACATGACGCGCGGCGTACCGGGCAGGTCGTCGGCAATGCGGTAGCGGTAGAGCTTCGGCCGGTGGTACTTGGGCCGGTGGCTGATCTCGCGACCGAGGTCGTCGAAGTTCTGTCCGAGCATGGTCAGGGCCTCCTTCGTGCGGGTCCGTACGGTGACTGCCAGTCGGGCCGGACCGGGTTGCCGTCCTGGTCGATGACGCGCGGCCGTCGAGCGTCCTGGAAGCCAGTCGTCATGAAGTGCAGGGAGTCGAGGGCTTCGTGGCGCTGCCAGTACGCGTCATCCGGCGGGACGTCAGGCTGCTCCTGGTGCAGTTCGACGGAGCGGATGCCGGGCACCTCGTGCCACTCGCCGTCGTCGCCGAGGATCTCCAGCCGTACGGTCATCGGTTCCTCGCGATCTCGCAGCGCCCGGTCTCGGTGTGCTGCTCGACGCAGGCCGGCCCGCAGCGCTGCGCCAGCTCGGCCGTGTGCGCGGCGATGTGCGCGTACTTCTCCTCCGTGGTGTGGCCGTCCCACAGCGCGCGCAGGTCCAAGGCGCCAACCCGCTCGACGTGCTCGAACAACTCGGCGTCCCGGGGCGCGATGTGCCAAGAGCACTGCCGGCCACCGATGGTGAGGTAGACGATCTGCCAGCCGGGTTCCTCAACGTCGGGGGCGTAGGTGATGACGGCGCCGTCGGTCATGGCGGCGAGGAGTGCGACGAGGTGGGCGCGCTCGCGGTACGCGCCGTCCCGTTCGGCCTCGGCCTGTTCGGCGCGGGCTCGGAGCGTCTCGGTGCGCCGGGCCAGCAGCTCCTTGGTGTGCGCGGTGACGTCGTCTGCGATGTCGGCGCGCCGTTCGGCCTGCTCCTGCTGGTCCATGGTCACTGCTCCTTGGTCTGGTCGGTGGGCGGGAGGATCGCGTTGTGCAGCTCGCCGAGCCGGGCGTCCCACCAGCGGGACATGGTCGTGCCGACCAGCGGGGGCCCGTTCTTCACCCAGCGCTCGTACAGGGCGATGACGCGCTGCATGTCCTCGTGGGCGGATCGGTGCAGGTCGCCGAGGAGGCGGGTGATGGGCAGGATGACGGCCAGGGTGGCGTCGGCGTCGCCGCCGTACGCCAGCCGGTCGTCGGGGTGGGCGTCGGCCCAGCGGTGTCCGGGGTTGTTGCGCTCGTAGATGGCGGCGGCGATCAGGTCCCGCAGCGCAGACGGGGCCGCCGCGGAGCATGAGCCGTCTGGCTGCTCCTCGCAGGGGCTGCCGTGTCCGATGTGGTCCGCGGGGCGCCATTCGGGGTTGGTCACTTCTTCCTCCGTGCTGCGCGCGCGAGTGCGCGGCGGGTCCGCCGATTCGGCGGGGCGGGGTTGGGGGCGTCGTCGTCGGCCAGCTGCTCGACGCGGACGAGGCGGGTGTTCCAGGTGACACCCGGGGCGGGCGTGTGCTCGCCCCGGGGCGCGGACGACGGCCCAGTCACTTCGCGCCGCCCATGACCATGCCGACGGCGCCGAGGAGCCAGGAGAGCGCGACTTTCTCGGCTGCGGTCGGGGACCATCCGCGCTTCTCTAGATCGGCGCGCATGCCGTCGGCGGTGTCGAAGATGGGTGTGAGCTGTTCGGTCATCGTGAGCATGGCGTTGGCGAGCTCATGTCGCTGCCGGGCGAGGTCGTCGGGGCTGGGTAGGTCGGTCATGCGGTGCTCCGGCGGGTGACAGTCCGGCACGTCTGGTCGTGCTCGGCGCCGGCCGACGTCCACCACCGCTCGCAGCACGCGTCGTTGAGGGCGAGCGCTGCCTCGTCATCGGCGCGGGTGGCGCCGACGAGGACGTGGTCGACGCGGGCGGTGGCGTGGCCCCAGCTCCAGCCGACGGCGACGGCCAGGACGGTGATGAGGGCGTAGGTCACCGCGGGCTCCCGGAGGACTGGTGGAGCGCGGTGAGGGTGTCGTTCACCGCGAGGATCGCCTGGGCGACGGCGGCCGTAGCGATGGCCTGTGCTCGGACGGCGTTGGCGATGGACACGTCGGTGGGTGTGCGCTGGCCCTCGAGTTCGGCGAGCGTGTCGCGGGCTGCGGCGATGCTGCCCTCGGCGTCGTTGCGGTGGGTCACAGGTAGCTCCCGGTAAGGCGGATGGTGGCGAGGCGGGCGCCGGGTGGGATGCGCTGGCCGTAGAGGTCGGGGTTGAGCGGAGGGCAGCCGCGGCGGCGTCGTGGCCGGCGGGTGATGGTGCAGAGGCAGGCGTCGGTGGGTGCGGTGGCGGGGATGAAGTGCCCGCGGGTGCAGCGGCGGGTCAAGGTGTCACCTCCGGGTCGGGGTATCGGTGGCGGGCGCGGCGGCCGGCGAGGTGGGCTCGTACGGTGCCGCGGGCCCAGGTGGGCTTGCGGGCTGCTCGCCAGAGTCCGCGGATGGCCCACCAGCCGAGGGCGGCGGCCGCGAGGAGGACGATCGTGAGCACGGCGGCGACGACGGCGAGCCAGGCGAGGACTGCGGTGCCGAGAGCCATGAGCGTGTCCAGGGCCTCGGCGATCACGACGGCTGCTCCGGGGCGTGGTCGGCCTCGGTGGCGAAGGTGGTGGTCGCGCGGACGAGGCGATACGGGTGCCGGTCGCCGTTGCGACGGACAGCGTCGTCGTACAGCTCGCGGGCTTCGTCGCGGTCGGAGCGGGCGGGGCCGTAGTTGCGCCACTTACCGTCGCGCCACTGGCTCTCGATGACCCAGTCGGATTCAGTGGGCCACGGTGGGTTGGCGAGGGCGAACGCTTCGGCGGGAAGGACATGTCGGCCGACGTACACGGCGACGGCGAGCGTGAGTTCGGAGACGAGGTCGTCGGTGCCGCCCGGGCCGAGGCGGATGGGCACGGTGTGGACCTTGTCGGCGATGACGGCGGCGAGCGGGCCCAGCTCGGCGAGCAGCTGCTCATCGGTGCGCTCGGTCATGGTCTGGCTCCTGAGGGGTGTGGTGTGATCGGGGTGCGGCCGCCCGTGGTTCGGACGCGGGCGGCCGTCCTGCTGCTCACTGCTCGCTGGGCCCGTTCGCCAGCTCCAGCAGCACGTCGGCGTGGCACGGCTGGCCGGGCGGGCACCAGCACATGAGGTCTCGGCCTGCGAGCTGCTCGCGCGCTGCGGCGGCGAGGTCGGGCCGGTCGGCCATCCAGTGGCGGTACATGGCGACGGCCTGTTCGGGTGTGGCGTCCTGGACGAGGTGCCAGGTGATCGTCTTGTCCGGGTGGACGAACGCGTGTTGCTGCCCGGAGGTCTTGCCGAGGCGGCCCTCGCGCTCCCACTCGGACCCATCGAGGGCGGGCATCCGCACCTGTCGGCACGGGTTGCCCCAGCGGCTACCGCGGCCGACGTAGACGGCGCCGGCGGGGGCGCGCCAGCCCTTGAGGCGGCGGCGCTGGATGCGGCGGGGCTGGGTGTCGAGGGCGATCTGTCGCGGTCCCATGCCGGTCACTCGCCCGTCTCGGCGGCGGCCCAGGCGTCCACGGCGCGCTTCACCGCGTCGGCCTCATGCCAGTACGGGGCGTGCCCCTCGGGCAGGGCCTGGCCAGCCAGCAGTGCCCGTACGACGGCGACGACCGAGGCCGGGTCGGCGTAGCGGCCGAGCGTCGGCAGGAACTCCGGCTCCCGCTCCAGGTGGCCGTCCCGCTTGCGCTGGCCCCACATCCACTGCTCGGCGGGGTGTTCCCACAGCAGCGTGATCCCGTGCGGGGCGACGGCGTCGGCGATGACCGGGTGGTCACCGTCCCAGACGAGGACCGCGGTGAGCATGCAGGCGAGCCCGGCGAGGTCGTCGTCGCGGTAGCGGTCCAGTTCCTCGCCTTCGGTCCAGGCCTCGGTGGGCTCCAGGCCGGCGGTGGTGAGGGCGTCGGTGACGGCGTCGATGTACGGGTCGTGCGGGAGGGGCTGAGTGGTCATGGTGATCCTTTCGTGGGTGGCTGGTATCGCGCGGGGCTGGCCGTAACCGGATCTGCGCGCGGGGGCGGTTGGTCTGCCGTGCTGGTCAGGCGGTCGTGGGGTTCGGCCCAATCAGGACGTCCACGCCGCAGGCGTCGCAGATTCCGCCGTCGGGGAGGTCGTCCGAGGTGAGGGGGGCGAGAGTGCCGTGGGTGTAGCCGCAGTTGCGGCAGTAGAGGGAGCCGGAGTTGCGGGCGCGGTAGGCGACGGTCGGGTTGTCCGGGGTGGTGTGGTGCGGGTTCTCGGGGTGCTTTGCGACCCACTGGCGGACGGCTCGTTCGATGTCGAGGAGGGCGGTGTTCCCTCGCTTGACGGCCGCTTCGTACTCGGGGCTGTCGGTGAGGGTGGCGGCCGCGCGGCGGAGGCAGCGGTGGTAGGTCTTCACGGGGTCTTCGATGTCGTTCATGAGGGCCATCACGGTGAGGTGGCGGTCGGTGGTCATGCGCTGTGCCTTTCGTGGTCGGTGGTG